AGATGACAGTCTCATAGAGGAGGGCTAATGAAAACATATCAATTTGATGTGAACGTCATTTTTGAAATGGATGACATCATAGAAGTTCAAGCCAAAAATGAAGAGGAAGCTTTTGAAAAAGCAACCGAACACATGAACTGGAGTGGCTACGATCCCACTACTGATGAGCTAAATGAAGTCAGAAGAGAGATCACTGCTTCACAGTGTTTAGACGACTGAGAAGTCGTCCCCCAGAATGGTTTAATCTAAGTTCGATTCTTAGACTGGGACGCTTGACACACAAGTGTCAACAATAATAGAGGAGGAAAACCTTGAGTAAATTACCTGAGTTACCTGAAAGTAAAGCAGAGCAAGTATTCTCACCAACAGAGTTTGAAATTATCAAGCACATGCAACAAGCTATTTGTCTTGCTGGCAGTGCTCGAAAGCTTCAATCTGATGCTGAGATTCTCGCTCAGAATCTTCGTAACATGAGCCCTATGGCAGTGCGTATAGAAGACAAAGAAAAAGCTAGAGCATGGATCGACCATCATTTTAATGTGGTGGACGGATGAAAGTAAATCTAAACCCGATCCCTCAAGATCAGACAGAGGACAACGAGTATTACTCTCATTTGGTAATTGGAAATGGGTTTCACAACCTAATTTCCCAGAACATCGACTACGAGGAAGGCAACCACGTAGAGATTACCGTTCACATGAATTCGTTTGATTCAAAAGATGATTACGACAACTATCAACTCTCGGATGAGTTCGGTGGCGACCACATGATTAGTCATGTTCGCTTGAACAAAGAGAGTATCGCTAGCACTTTAGAGATAGAGCAGTTGGAAGAAATCATTAAATGGAAAAAGCGAGTTGACTTAGAGTGGGAGATTCAACGTCTCACTCAAGAACTCAACAAAGAAAAGGTGGACTGATGCAGATCTACAGAAAATGGGCTATGCCCAATGCTGACACTTTCAGTATTAAACCAATCAATGAGTTGATTCAAGATTATATTGACAGCACATGGTCAAAAGATTTTAGGTGGGTTGATCCTTTTGTTAGGAACAGTCCATTCAAAAGTCGCATGTGGATGACTAATGATTTGAATCCTGAGTTTGAAGCAGATACGAATGTAGATGCTTTATTGTTTTTGGACAATATGAGAACAGATTCAGTCAATGGTGTTCTATTTGATCCGCCATACAGTCCCAGACAGATAACCGAGTGTTATCAGGGTGTGGGTCGTGTGACGACAATGGAAGACACCCAGTCTGCTTTTTACAGCAAGCTTAAAAAACAGATTGCACGAATAGTGATGGATGATGGTTATGTTATTTCTCTTGGATGGAACAGTGGTGGTATTGGCAAAACGCTTGGTTTTGAGATACAGGAAATTCTTCTTGTAGCTCATGGCGGTTGGCATAATGACACGATTGTTACTGTTGAGAGAAAAAGGCAAAGCCAGCAGACAGAACTATTTGATAAACGGAGAGTCTGATGACTGAAGACCAATTTGGTCACAGGTGGATAGCTGTGGAAGCTGACAGAGTGGGGTGCATCGATTGTATGGTGTCCCCACTCAGTGTCCACGCTAAACAACCATGTGACAAGTTATTAACTTGGATCGATGACATGGCAAAAGATCATGGACAATGATATAATGTCAGTGACGGTTGACAGGAGGTTGTCAAAATGACATCACCAACAGAGAAAGTAAAAGACCCTCTTCCTAGCAAGGAAGAAGACTATCGAGAGTTAGAAGTAGCTATTCGATTTAATCCTCTTGCATTCAAGTATGCGAAAGATCTGGTAGATAACGCCTTTATGGGCATGCCAGGAATTCCTGCAAACTATGCAAGAGAAATATTTACCATGATTGAGCATGACGCTATCGAAAAATTCGGTCAAGCTTATGTCAATACATGGCAAGATCATCCTAGCCCAATACCCTTGAGCTGAGGATCGGGGAACTGTGATAAGAAAGATTTACCTCTTTCTATATAGAGAACTACACAACAATCACAGAGGAACGATTAGGTTTCCCCTTCGTGCAGGTTCGATTCCTGCTTCCCCACTAACCAATAAATAGGAGGATATATGAATAAAGCAATATTTGGCACTTGGAAAAAACTTGACAGGTTCGTGTCAACTCCTGTCCATGATGATCTGATATTAACTATCAGAGTCAAGCAGGACGAAGACACAGAAACGGTCAGAAGGATAGTTTCCGATTTTGCCCATGATCTACATCTCGAACTAGAACGAGCGTTAGCACCAAGTACGGTGATAGTCTGTTCTGGTGATGGGGTTCAAGATAGAGTCGTTGAAAAGTTTTCTAATGAGTAATGCAACATTTGTTGTGTTACTTCGGCAGGGATAACCTGCCAAGCCCACCAACCGCCTGCGGTCGCAGTTCCTCCTCCGACCGTTCGCCGTTGGTGGGCTTTTTTTTGTTTTTGACAGAAGATTGTCAATTTTTTTTTATATCAAATTCATAGTGGGTAAGTTTTGATAGTAGATGCTTTAATCAAAGAATGATGCGTGGATCTATTTGAGATAAGCTGATGCGTATGCCAACTCAAGAAGGATTCCCAGTAAGTGATAAAAGAGTTCAACTAGACCTTTTGCACCCGATACTTAAACATAGACTCACTGCACTTTTCAGACACCCAGAGATACAAGGTCGTATGGTTATATGCTCTGGTGTTAGATCTTATGCAGATCAGAAAAGACTCTACGATGGGTACAAGGCAGGCAAGAAGGGATTCAATCTCGCCGCCAACCCAGACTGGAAAAGACCAGACGGATTCTTCTATGGGTCATTTCACCAACAGCAACCAGATGGGTATGGGTATGCTGTGGACTTCCGAATAACCAACAAGAAGCTAACAACACACAGAGCTAATGAGCTTGCAAAAGCTTATGGTTTATGCGCTACGGTCAGAGGTGAGTGGTGGCATCATCAACCAAGAGATGCAAACGATTGGTTCCCTACCCCAGGATTTGATAATCCTCCAGTGCCTAAAGTTGACTTTGGGGCAATCATAGAATTTCTTAATGGACTCAGAGAAGAGGTAGCTAAGAAACCTTTGAGGGTTTATCGATCTAAAGGTAAGGCAGTTGAGGTTGCACAACGTAAGCTTGCTGACAGAGGTTACGATTGTGGAGTGCCTGATGGAAAATTTGGGCGCAAGACAAGAGTGGCAACTATAAGATTTCAGAGAGCACATGAACTAATGCCTGACGGATCAATAGGACCTCTAACATGGGACACGTTGCTATCTGCTAAACAGGAAGAAAAAGAAGTTCAAAAAAGTTTGTTCTAGTATCCACCACTTTTAAAAAAAGACTGTTATACTCAACTGTCACTGACCAGTCACCAGGAAGAACGCTAAGGCGTTCTTACTAGTTCCAGGAGGATAAATGGAAACTATAAATTCTGCGATTCAATCTCCTGACCCAGATTGGATTGTTACTCTACTCAAAGATTTCTGCCTAAATGACAGTGATTTATACGATGTAGAACCTGTTTTGCCTTTATTAGAAGCAGGTATAAACCCTCAGCATGTACGCAAGAAGGTACATGCTTCGTTAGAAAATGATTACTACGGTAATGAACTTATGGAAGCTGTTAGGACATTGTTTGCCTACGGATTCCCTACACATGAGATATCTTCTCTTCTGTCAGTGGCATCTGACACCTGCTATCAGGTGATACATGGATCACGTTGGAGCATAGAAGAACGCACTGCTATTCAAATGCACCTCTGTGGTGATACACCTGTTCAGATAGCTGAGGAGCTAGAAAAAACAAGAGGATGGGTTTATTACGTCTTTGATATTCATGGTGTCACACCCAACCGTAAGAATGCTATACCACCAACTAAACAACAGAAAAGAGAAATCATCAGACGATTCGACAAAGGTGATAAAGCATCTGAAATATCAGAAGAGCTAAACCTAGCAGAGCATCAAATATATTTTGTAGTGGCGCAAGCCAGAACATCAGGGAGAAGAATAAGAGCATGAGCGTAGGACCATCAGCACCATCAGAAGTAGCAGATCCTTGGGGACTGGCTCCCTATTCCCCAAGGACTCTGCACCAATCCGATATCAACACAGCAGAGATATGCACCTTAAGGTTGCATTACTCGAAACAACCAGATCGCATATACACATCTGATGTGAATCGTGCAATGGGTACTGCTTATCATGCAGGACTAGCAGAATATTATCTAGAGAGAAGAAACGGAAACTTTCTAGAAGTCAAAGACAGTATCAGTGTCGCATTGGAAGCCTTCAGACATGAAGTAGCTATCTCAGACCCAGAAATGTTCTCTTGGACATTCCAAGAACAAACATCAAGACTCGACAGGATAGATCTAGACTACAAAGAAGCCTCTGCGATGATTAGTGACCTGATAGCTCAATACTATGAGCAGGGCAGAATGTGGCCTGAAGAATATGAAGTAATAATGGTGGAAGAATCTTTTCTTTTACCATTGGAGTACCAAGACAATGGCTCTGTTGAATTTGCTCAGAACATGACTGTTAGAAAAGGAACAGTCGATCTTGTTTTGAGAGGACCAGACGGATGGTACAGAATAGTAGATCATAAAAGCGCTAAAAAGAAATGGCCTAAAGGTAAGGAGACTCATCGTAAGACTCCACAACCAGGGTATTACATAGGCGCTTTACAAGAACTCTTGGAAGATGAGAATGTCACATTTGTTTATGACATTGCATCTTGGCAAGGTGATTTTCAGCGAATAGATGCACCTCGAACAAAGGCGCAGATAGAAGCTGTTAAACAAAA